TTCACACCAGAAGCATTACAAGGATACATTCTCAGACGCAAAAAAAATTCCTTTAATGGCAAAAGATATATGGAAACGTATCATAGATAATGCGGTAGAATCCGGAGAACCCGGAATTTTTAATATCGATTTTGCAAATGAATACACGAATGTCTCATACTTCGAAGACATGCCCGCAACAAATCCCTGCGGGGAAGAGGTTTTGCCTGCTTATGGAAACTGTTGCTTGGGGCATATTAATTTGTCTAATATGGTGGATATTGACGGTGATATTGACTGGCGTCGCCTTGCTAGGTCTATTAGGACTGGTGTTAGATTTCTTGATAACATCCTTACGTCAAACCATTTTCCCATAGCAGAGTGCGAAGAAGCAGGAAGCCGTAGCCGTAGAATCGGTCTTGGAGTGACTGGATTACATTATTTCTTAATTAAGGCGGGATACCGTTATGGTAGTGAGGACTGCATTGAGTTTTTAGAAAGGCTTTTTGCTACGATTCGAAATGAAGCCTATAAAGCTTCTATGTATCTCGCTAGGGAAAAAGGAAGTTTTCCTGCTTACGATTTCTCCAAGCTCAGAGACGAGAAGTTCATGAAGACTCTTCCGCCTAGAATTAGGTCGGATATTAAAAAGAACGGCTTGAGAAATGCAATCCTTCTTACAGTGGCTCCAACGGGAACTATTTCTATGGTTCTAGGAGTTTCTACAGGACTGGAACCAATCTTTGCTCCTGTGTATAAAAGACGTTGGAGGTCTGGGTCTACTGATGTATGGAATGAGACCCTTGTAATTGACCCTCTGTTCAAGGACTTATATTTGCGAGGAAGAGATGTGTCTCATTGTGTGGGAGCATATGATGTTACTCCCGAGGAACATATCAAGGTGCAGTCAGTGGTTCAACAGTTTATTGACTCCGCAGTATCAAAAACTTGCAATCTTCCGGCTACCTTCTCCCCAGAAGGATTATATGATGATTTGATTACTTACGCCAATGACATTAAAGGATTCACCTTTTATCGAGCAGGGTCTAGAGGGAATGAACCTTTGGAAGCTGTAGATATTAGCACTATTGATTTGGACGCGCTAATTAAAGAAGGAAAGATGGAAATCCTTGCTCAAGGAGTAGATACTTGTAAGAGTGGAGTGTGTGAAATTTAATGCCTATTTATGAATACAAATGCAAAGAGTGCAGAGTAATTTACGACTTAAACTGCTCTATGAAGGACATGAAGAAATATATCATGTGCCGAGAATGTGGAAAAAGAGCAACTAGATGCTATGAAGGTCAATCCTTTATTATTGACATGGACGAGCCCACCGGAATATTTTATCACAATGTAGGAAGTGATAAGGGTTCAGCCCTTAAATGGCATGATGGAGCTGTTAAAGCTAGTGAGAATGCTCTTAAGTTTGATAGTGGTGTTTCCCCTTATTCTAGGATGAGTCTTAATTACGATGAACTACAAAAACAGGGCAAATGTAAGAAAGTTTCTTCGAAAGAAGCAAAAGCCCGAAAAAAATCTTCCGCGAAAATGGTTAGGGATGCTGCAAATAATATGGGCAAGGGAGAACTAGACATTGTAACCCGTGCAGATAGAACAAAGTCTAAGTAATGCGAGTTAAGATTTTTAAGTCTGCCCCCGACCTCCCTACCCCCGCATATAAGCACGATGGGGATGCAGGGTTTGATATTTACTCTAACGAGGATATTAATGTTCCTGGAGGGGGAGTAGTACTTGTCGATACAGGCATTAGAATTGCAGTTCCCTACGGTTATGAGGCTCAAATCCGACTTAGAAGCTCTTACGCAAAGAAGAGCATTTTAATTCCGAATGCTCCTGGAACCATAGATTATGGTTACAAAGGTCCTGTAATGGTTGCATTGAGAAATACTCACCCCCATATAGCATTTCATCTTTCAAGAGGAGAGAGATTTGCTCAGATTGTAATTAACGAACTTCCACTTGTAAAGCTTAAGGCGGTATCCAAAGAGGAATTCTTTGAAGATGATACGGATAGAGGGGAAGGTGGTTTTGGTTCTACAGGAAAGTGGTAAATTTTTGAGCCGAGGACCCCTTTAATAGTAGGATGACTTCTACTCAGTACGATCTAGCAGACGATATTCAACGCGGTATCATCTACTTGTCCAAATCGGACAAAAACTTCTTAATCCAGGCAATGCCTATGGTTAAGCCTGAGTATTTTGAATATCCCTCTCACCAGAAATTCTTTACTGTAATTATTGATTATTACAAGAAGTATCAAAAGCTTCCTGCTGATGATTTCGTATTGGAAGAGGTTAAAAAGGTTATGTCCCCAAGCGAACTTTTCTCTGACTATAAAGAAGAAATGGGACGGATTAACCAGTTAGACAAAACCTCTTTATCTAACGAAGATTACTTACTGGACTTAGTAGAGAGTTTCGCTAAAGAGCAAGCCGTACAGGAAGCACTTTTAGAATCTATTAATCTAATGAAAAAGAAAAAGTTTTCTGATATTGAAAATGTAATGCGAGGAGCACTTACGGTTTCAAGAGACGTAGACTTAGGATTGGATTACTTTAATTCTTTAGACGATAGATGGGATAGGACAAAGAAGGAAACTAGAATTGCCAAGTACAGAACTATTCTCCCATCTTTAAATCAAGCATTGGAGGGAGGATTAGCCGCAAAAGAACTTGCCATGGTCGTAGCACCTCCTGGAGTTGGAAAATCTTTGTATCTTGCTAATCAAGCGGTAAGGTCTTGTTTTGACGGGAAAAATGTTCTATATATCTCTTTAGAGATGTCCGAAGACCGAGTAGCACAAAGACTGGATAGTATTATTACTAGAATTAAGCAGAATGAGCTGAAAGATAAGGTTGAATCCCTAAAAGGGAGGCTTAATAAGATATCAGAAACATCCTCATCTTCTGGGGAACAAATAGGACGATTAAGAATTAAAGAATTCCCTACGAAGAGAGCGGATATTAATACCATAAGAGCTTTCCTTGTACAATTAAAAAATTATGAGGACTTTACCCCTGATATTGTACTTATAGACTATTTGGAATTACTTATGACAGATTCTACCCTCGCGGAATACCAAGCACAGGAACGCCTAGCTCAGGAACTACGAGGTCTTGCTATTGAGAATGAATGTCTTGTCTGGACCGCAACTCAAACGAATAGGGAAGGTAAAAGAGTAACCTTAATTACAGATACTGAACTTGCAGACTCCTACGGAAAGACACGAGTTTGTGATTTAGTCTTTTCTATCAATCAAACCGAGCAAGAGTTTGATAAGGGAGAAGCCAGAGCATATATTATTAAGTCTCGAAATGGACAAGCAAGATTTATTGTTCCTATGAGTATTAATTATGATATGCTTACCATCAGCCAAATACAAATAGCCCAAGATGCCGCCTAAAGTAACATTACCAAAACACCCTTTAGTTTTAAATGTAGGATTTAAAACTTTTAAAATCGTACAGAAATCTCTAGAGAAAGACAGTCTTTATGGGTGCGTAGAATTTGGAAAGAATCAAATTACTGTTGACCCTAACCAAAATATTACGGATTACAGAGGAACTTTGCTACATGAGATACTTCACGTATACTTTGACCTGTTTGGTCTTGGAGACGATGACGAAATGCCCACAATCGGCAATGAATTTATAACACATATAACCTCTAACATTATGCAATTGTTATGGGGCTTAAACCCGGAACTATTTGCATTTATTTTTGACCATGACGAGTAACGACATTAAACAAACGTATGAAGACCTAGAAGATAAGTACATGGAAATTTCAAAGCAGTACTTAGGCTTAGATGAGTCTCGCTTAGGAGAAGCCTTAATAAAGCACTCCTCAACCTATGCATATTTCGCATCCGTTCAGTCTTACGCCAAGAAGATTAAAGACCTAAAAGCTCTTCAATTGGAAGGTTCAGAAGCTGTTTTTATGGAGCGACGTAGAAAGGAAATGACCGAGGCAGGTCCAAAACCCACTCAAGGAGCCTTGAACTCCTACATTCTCTCAGTCCCCGAATTAGTGGATATGAGAGCAGACCTTTTAAACGCAGAGAATAAATATAATCTCGCTAAAAACATTGTAGACGCTCTAAACCACCAGCAAAGTATGCTTGTACAAATTTCCGCAAATAAACGTGCAGAAACCAAGCTGCATGAACTTTAATATACAGACTAGAATTAACT